AGGAACAGCCGCCGCAGGAACTGCTAATACTGGTGGTGGAGGTGGTGGTGCTGATGATGGAACAGGTGGTGCCGGTGGATCAGGGATTGTTGTAGTCCGATACAAATATCAAAACTAATGATATGGCAAATTTACGTGTTCGTGAACAAGGAAAACTTACAGTAAAAGATTCCGACAATTCTAATTCTGTTTCTTTACAATCTCCTTCTACTGTTTCAGAAAATCAAGATTTTATTGTTCCTAATGCTGATGGTTCGGCCAATGAAATAATTACGACTAATGCTTCAGGCACATTATCTTTTACAGATATTAATACTTTAGTTATATCAGATATTGATTGGCAAACAGGAGATATTAAAACAGGTGATTTTACAGCGGTTGCAGGAAAAGGATATTTTGTTAATACAACATCAGGTACAATTACTGCTACCTTACCTTCTTCCCCTAGTGCAAATGATTTTGTGGCATTTAAAGATTATGCTGCTACTTTTGGATCAAACAAATTAACAATAGGTAGAAATGGATCTAATATTCAAGCTGCTGCAACTGATTCAATTATATCAACCGACAGAGCATCAGTAGTTTTACAATTTATAGATGCAACAAAAGGTTGGTTATATTTAGTAGAGAATAATGTAAGTGATTTAGAAAACAAACTATATGTTACAGCAACTGGTGGAACTATAACAACTTCTGGTGATTATAAAATTCATACTTTTTTAGCTGATGGAACATTTACTGTGTCATGTGCCGGTAATGCTGCTGGTTCAAATAAAGTAAGTTATGTAGTAGTAGCGGGAGGTGGAGGTGCAGGTGGAAGTAATCCTGGCGGAACAAACGATTCTGCTGTATCCGCTGGAGGTGCAGGAGGATATAGAGAAGGTAAAGCTCCAGCATTTGATTCTTATAGTGCTTCTCCTTTAGCCGCCCCTGATGGTTTACCAGTTTCAGCAACAGGATATCCAATAACAGTTGGTGGTGGAGGAAGTGGAACAGGGAGTAGTGCAGCAGGAACTCAAGGACAAGTTTCAACTTTTTCAACAATAACATCGGCAGGTGGTGGCGGTGGCGGAGGATTTCAAGCTCCATGTGGTTCTCCTGTAACAGCTATAAGTGGTGGTTCAGGTGGTGGTGGGGCAACTTATCAAAATAATCCAGGAGCATGCACTCAAGGTTTAGGTAACACACCTCCCGTTAGTCCTCCTCAAGGACAAGATGGTGGCACTGGAACTGGAGGAAGAGGTGGCGCTGGTGGTGGCGGAGCAGGAGCTGCAGGTGGTGCTGGTAGTAGTCCTGGTCAAGGTGGTAATGGAGGCGATGGAGTAACGAGTTCAATAAATGCTTCTCCAGTAACAAGAGCTGGTGGTGGAGGAGGTGGTGGAACAAATAATCCTTTTCGTTCACACCCTGCAGGAACAGGAGGTTCAGGTGGTGGTGGAGCTGGATCTGTGAATAGTACGGGATCAACTGCTGGAACTTGTAACACTGGTGGCGGCGGTGGGGGCGGCGGCAGAGGACCTGGAATTAGTGGTAGTTCAGTAGGAGCTAATGGTGGCTCAGGTATTGTTATTATTCGCTATAAGTATCAAAATTAATATGGTAAAAAACATTTATGTCTGAAATAAAAATTAATAG